AAATACTGACCACTTGCTGATGAAGGCACTGTAAAATCAGCGAAATAAGTGTTACCACTACCTGATATTGGTGTAGCAAAACTAGAAGCCGCTAATAGATTTGTTATATCTACCGTATTGTTGTTATACAAAGTATTACTTCTAAGGTAGTTAAATCTGTCACTAGCAGGATTGAAATTTCTAGTATCAAACATTATCTTGTTGTACTGAATCCTCATGGTGCTACCGCCGGGAGGGAATCCCGGTGCGCCGGCATACCCTGTTGTCATGTTATACCTTGACACCAATGGCACATTAGGGCCACTAGCATAAGTAACAAAAGCTGATTGAAGCGGAGATACATAAGCGCCACTTGTATATCTGTACTCAGCATGCATGGTCTCGCCCGCCTCATCATTATCAGTAACAACAACCTCCACTATTCTCATAAGCTCAGGAGCAGGACAAGAAACGGTAACTTCTAAAACCACATCACCGGTATACTCAATACTTATATCCATCGTTTCGAGATAGTTCAAATCTTTGTCGATAGTGAAAGAACCGCTCTCAAAATCAAATCCTGAACTTTCTTCAGTAGCTCCGAATGTAGCTGTTATATCAAACTCCGCATCATCCTCAATACTTATAACATTCCAACTAACTATAACAGCACCAACCAATGCGCCTACATCGACACAATAATTAAATGTCTTGCTATCTTCTTCAGCTACAGAGAATGTAAAAGTTTGCGATGTACCACAGCTAAGGCACTCTTCAGCAGCAGGAAGCTGTATATTATTTGAAGCAAGAACGTATTCGTTCATGTACGGGTCAAAGCCACCTAGCTTCTGTGTATTAAAGCTTTGATTAAACAAGTCTCTAAACCAAGTACGCATATTGGCTTCAGATATAATAGATATCTGCTCATTAGAATATGAGTCACCTCTAAGTTGAATAACAGCGCCTCTCTTGGCATCCGTGAAGAATCGATCGTAGCCCCATTGAACATAGCTCTCAGGGTTGAAGCTGATACCATACTTCTCTGTTCTAGCAATCTGCGTTCCCAATACTTCAGGCACAGAAGCAATCGCGCCTCCGGCAGCTGAATCAGAAAGCAAGTTCTTGCCGGCTAATACATATGATATCTTATCTTCCTGAAGAACAAGCACATCGGTCTCTCTTCCATCAAGAATATATATCTCTCCAAATGACGCTTCAATCCTTTTGAAATTAAGCAATCCCAAGTTAAACTCGTTCAGCTTATTTACATTTGACTCGGTATTATATATACCACTGTATGTTATATCAGCAAATCTATCAGCCTCTTTATAATCCTGAGCCGAAACAGCAGTAACACGTTCTCCTAAATTAAATGACCGTCCAACAATAGAGTCTCTTATCTTATAACCTTCAGCTCCATTGCCAAAAGAAAAACAATTGAAGAAACCTGTATCAATAATGGCAGGAGTGTTGGTTCCAAAGTCCTGATTTTGAACATTACCCATGTGTTGCCCATTGCTATCTATGTCAAACGATAGGTCGTTCTCATAAAAAATATCAGGGGAAGCATCAGATGGTTCCGTCTCAAAGATTATAACATCGACCGTTCTAAGAACTTCAATATCTGCAGCCACGCAGTACTTTCTTGAATTTGGATAACCCGATCCTGTACAACTTTGACCCGTTCCCGCTTGAAGAATTAATTCATTTGTTATAGGGTCTCTGTAAAATTGCAGATAGTTTATATCGAAATCAAACGTACTTAGTATCCCATTTGTAGCTATATATTCTATAGTAGTAATACCATCTAACGATGTGCCCGTATTTACAGTAGCTGCAATGTTATCTCCATTAAACCAATCCTCCATGTTATCATAGTCTGTAGAGGCAACATAGTTTTTTTCTAGTATATATCCTCTTTCCTCGCAAGCTCCACCAACACCAATTCTTTTCCAATTGATGTTAAACTTTATTCTACTGCCGGCAGGTACAGTATAATCTATATACATACCCGGGTTAGCAGGATCAGGCAGGTTCATTGGGTAATTCAACGTTTCGTAATTACCACCTTTTGGTGCACACTTTTCTTTAAGACCCGGAGCGATAGTAGAATTTGGATCAGCTACAGCAGAAAAACTATTAGGGTTTATCTTCATGTAAACACCCGCAGGAACTTCTACATTTTCTATCGGCGTAATAAAATCAGCAACCTTAGCTTCTTTTAATAATACAGTAGCGTAGGCGCAACTTAAAACGGGCCCTGATGTATCGGCTTTTACAATCAACCTATCACCCGTCTCAACCTTTCTAGCATTCTCTCCTTCAAGATAAAACCAAACCTCATTGGTATCAGGATCGGTAAAGAAAAGATTTGAGTATATGGTTTCATAATTCTCACCACTAGGCTTTATAACAAACTTATATTTCTTAGCCCAAGCAGGTGCAACTTGAAAAGTTGGTATAGTAACTTGTATACTATTTCTATTTGGCGAATATCCACAAGGTACATGTACCGTATTATTTGGACTAACTAATGCCGTCGTAGAACGAAGGAACTCGTCCATGTAAACAATACCAATCTCGTAATCCCTGTTACTATGCAGACTCTTAGGAGAAGCTATCTCCTGAAAGAATGCATTAGCAAATATTATTTGATAATACTCATACACGTAAGTTGTTGGTGTAGTAACATTATCAACATACTTCATTGCAAGAAGCTGAAGACCAATCTCATCACTACCCGGACTCGTTATAATTGCAATGGCTTCATTAAGAGCAGTTATACCACTAGCAACTTTAGTCACACTACCCGTACTTGTAGTAAGGGTATTAGGAAGAACGCAGTTAAACTGATCCGTAAACGTAACCCCATCACATGAAGTAGGGTTGCCCGGTGTTGGATCATAAACGGGATTTATATTCAGTGCTGTTCCAATAGCTGATTGGAACTCCGAACTAGTAGCCATTTCATATACAGAGTTATATGATTGAGGCAAGAAGAATGAAAACGATATTGTTATATTTGATGTGGTCTCAGTAGGAACTACAGGCCCCGAAAAAGCAGAGTGATTCAACGTCATCTCTATATATAAAGAAGCTCCTTCAACCAAATTGGCATTAGCCAAATCAACGGTAACAATACTATTGTTTACAGATACGGCCCCATTTATGGTGTAGTTTCCCGTGTTGGTTGTATCTGTTATTTCTGTAATACCAATAGGAGTAGTAATAAGATCTGTAGTATACTCTAGCTTTACAGGAAATCCATTCTTATCTATCATGTTGTAACCCTCAACATAGTTACCATACATCAATCTATTACCCATTATAGTCTGAGCCTTAGCGAATCTAGGTACATTATCATAAAGCCTTAACAACTCAGACTCAGGCAAAATTGTAAATATCTTGCTATTTGAGAATGTATATGTGTAGTCGGTATTATCAGCTAATCCCATCTCAGACTTATCCAACTTCTCAATAACCTTAATGATGTTATTATTGGATTGTTTAAATAATAGATCTAAACCAACAACCAATGGCCCGCCGCTGTTATACGTTATAATAACCGCATTACAGAAGTTAGTCATTCCCTCATTTAAGTAGCTATTAATACTAAAGTCAAATGGATTGGGAACAAAAGATATTGTAGACCATTGAGATGTAGCAGAGTATTCACCATCGGCATACTTGTATCTATAGGCAAATGAAAGAAACCTTTCTTCCATATAGTTATCCTGACCCGATGTAACAATAGGCTCAATTCCGGGAGATGATAATGGCGGTTTCTTTATTACCAATAAAGACTCAGGATCCAATTGATCTATATATGATATTGGATTAGGGTAATTCCTTTTTATGTTAATAACCCTAGGAGCGTTATAGTCGTCCGTAAAGAATAGCAAGTCTTCAATAAGATCAATACCCGTAATTAAATAGCTAGGATTAAAATTCAATGTAGTACTTACACCACCACCATCATCCGTACTAATCACATGATAAGTAAGTATGTTTGTAAATACATTGAACGAAACAATCATATCCAACTTTCCTGTAGCACTTGCACCAAAAGACGGATCGTGAACAAACCAATATATCTTTTCATTAGCACCATCAGCAATCGCTCCTATACATTTAGCATCTATACTTAATGGCGTGCCATCTGTATAAGATAACAAAGTAAGGGCACTATTTCCTTTCGTGTTTTCAGCTACACCAATCTCAGAGTTTTCGGTAGAACCCATACGAATGTTCATAGCATGCACATATTCACCACTAGGAAGAAGACGCTCATCAACCGTCTTATTCATTCTTCCTGCTACGAAAGTTCTAGTAAAATTTGCCATCTTATTTTATTTGCTTATCCAATCCTCTAAGGTTCATTAATAATCTTCCGGGATGTATATTGCTCAATCTTATCTTAGCGTTTCTAAGAAGGGATGTCTTTTCTTTTCTAGCCCTCATCACTATATACTCCTGAACACCCAACTTTGAATTAAGTATCTCAAACATTATGTAAGCATATACATACTTTTCAAACAACTTGTTTACACTAATCTTGGACTCATCTCCATTTTCCATACCGTCAGATATGTACTCAAGAATACATATCTCTCCCGACATGCTAGAGTCAAAGTTAATCACACCCGCCTTCTTGTCAATATTAAATGTAGGATTCCTATTTGCTGTTTCGGTATTTAGTCCAAACATACCTCCAATGCCATAGTCAAAATACCAAAGCCCATCAACGAGCCATCCCATTTGGCCATGGAACTGATTACCTTCATTGAGGTATATACTCTTCTTGGTATTGGTAATTCTATCGAAGTCAATATTTGAATATTGAGGTTCTAATATATTACCATTCTGATCAAACAATATATTACAATTGTTATCCTGAAGATATGCTTTAGAAGATAAGGTCTGAATGTTTTCCGTTAATGGTCTTAAATACCCATCCTTATACATAGATATCCTAACCCAATTTACAAAGTCAGAAGGTAGCACATATCTTAATGTATCGCAAACGCTAAGCTCCAATACTTTTATTTCCTTAAACGCATCATAGTTTAATTCCTGAATACCACGTTTTGCGTGAAACAATACCTTGTATCGCTCTTCATTATTAACTAAAGAATGATTGCCCGAATACATCAACATGAAATTGTTGACAATATCCTTAAGACTTACATACTGATAAGACCCCCAATTAGCGTCATTGGGGGTATTACCATTATTTGTATAGTATTCGTACTGTGATAAATAAGCCATCTCTTATTATTGTTGTTGACTAAATGTAGGCTGTTCATGTTGTTCCTGAGCAAATGCAAAGTTTGCAACTTCGGTCTCTCTGATAGATATACCACAATACTGAAGGATCTTCATACATAATTTATACTCATCCTCCAATGGCATCTCAAAATCCTGATAGTCAGGTTGAGACTGATCAAACACAGGTTCTCCTGAAGCCAATGATATATAGGTCCACTTTGGATCTTTTGGGTATCTGAAGTACTGACATTGTACTTGACCAAAGTATCCTACAGAAAATGTAGTATTGTAAGGATACAATGTAAGAAATTGATTGTCCTGAACATAAGCAGGAAACAAAGAACTAGGTGCTGTTAGGTTTGACAAATTCAACATTGTCATCCTAGCCTGATTAATCTTTTCAGGCTCAACATAATTCCTTGCAGATATGATATAATAAAACTCTCCAATGTTCTGAAATATGTCAGCGCTTATAAAAAGAGTATCATCGCTTATTACACCATAAACAATGGCAGTCTGAAGAGTATCCCAATTTACAACAATGTCACCCTCCTCAACCAATCCAACAAATGATGCCGTACTGTCAATTAGGTTATTGGTTTGAACACCATCACATTCGCTTTCAGTTAATACGGTAGGATAGCATATGATCTTATTAATCATATATGAATTACTTCCGGTAGTTATAGATGATGGGTTGTAATATCTATTCCTAGTTATATTCTGAAAGTCATAATCAAGTGGAACCAAGTATGGAGAAACCAAAAAAGACTCTAGCGTTTCAGCCAATGCCTTACGTATATCAGAGTATTCAGTACCCGACATGCGATTATTCTCCATGTTAATCGTCTTGTTGTAGTTACTAAAATACTCCTCGTACACTTCCATCTGCGCTTGCTTAGCAAAAAGGTTGAAATCAGATGGAGATATATATCCGTAATTATTCTTATTTAATACGGAGAGGACTGTATTTCGTACAGAATTTATCATCTGTGCAGATTTTTACAAATATACAAAAAAAAGGGGGTGCTAGAAAGCGACCCCCGTTTTAACCAATACAAACAAAAACACGCGAGAACTATGCAATCATTGCATCTAACATCTTGAGGGCATCAATACCATCGTCGCTCTGCAAGAACAATGCCGCCATTTCATGAGGATCCTCACCAAAAGGAACGGACATCATTTTCTTTTTATTAGTTGATGTATTGAACCAAACCTCTTTGTCATTATTCTTAAGGACTAAAAGCTTCTTGTCAAAGAACATTCTGACTTTAGACAGAAACTTCAGATCCGGATCGTTCAATAAATTAAGGAACCCTTGAGGGTCATTCTTGGCGTAAACCAAGATATCACGCTTCAACTCTGATGTAGATATGGTAGACGGATCTTTACCAAACATAACTCTAGTAAGCATTTCAATCTGATCAATAGTCAGTTGACGAGCTTCAATCAAAGCATCCACTTCTACATTCAAGTCAGCAACCTGAGCCGCCGCATCTTTTTCACGGTCAACTTCAGTAAACACCTTTCCATTTAACGGATGGTAATATAAAAACTGCTGAAGCACAGGATTATTTTTAGGAACACGTAAGAAACCATCTTCAAAAATAATTGGCTCTAAAATAGCATTTCCATCCTGCTCGTCCTCAAATGGGGACTTTTGGTTCACAGAGTATCGCAAGGCGCGATTAACATTGTTCTTCTCATCATACCACATCAACGGAAACCGAGGGTGGTTTCTAGAAGCCAACGTATAAGAAAGGGGAGTGCCGCTTAAAAGTTTATAAACCTTATCAACGGGCTGTACATTTTTTGTCATTTTATTATTAGATTTTAATTTGATTTAAAAATAGAGGGCGCCCGAAGACGCCCCCATTTATTACTTCTACTATCCGTAGCGGAACAGGACGAAGTTGTTAGCACCCAAGGTACAAACGCAACGCTCAGACAGGAAGTTGACTTCCATAGCATCGAGGTCGCTAGTTTGGGCTCCTCCGGCAGAACCGGTGATCCAAGTCTTGTAGCGACGATCTTCAGCTTCTGAAGCGCGGTAGCGAACGTGAAGGAACGGACGCTTAGCGTTCTTACCCATGATCTGATCGTACACAGAAGTAGAACCTGCAGGAACAAGCAGACCGGTGATTGTACCGGTAGCGGTAGCAGCTGCAGAACTCAAACCTCCGCGCATTGTAGGATCGTTCAGGTATTTCCAATCAGACTTATAGAAGTCATAACCACGACGGAAACCTGTGAATCCGAGATTCAACGCCATATTGATGTCATTGTCAAACAGACCAAAAGATGCAGACTGAGAAGCACCGCTTGAAGTGTAACCATTCAGCGTAGCCAACATGTTGTCGATGTCGAAGCTGAGACCACGGTTTACAAACACAGCGTTTTCTTCAATAGCACCTTGCTTGTCAAGACGAGAAACGATAGAATCCCAATCAGCCAAAGTAGTTGGAGTACCACCACCCCATACGTTACCGCGATTGTTAACTACGTAGAAGACACCTTCAGAACCTTTGAAGCCTGCAGCAGAAGCACCTGAAGTAGATTCAGCAGGAACAGCTTCAATCATAGCAGTCTCAAGATAATCTTCAAAACGCAGACGAGTCTCATGCTCAGACTTCAGGTACCAAAGGTAACCTGTAGCACCATTCTCGGTAGTTACTTCAACCCAACCGATTTGAGCCATGTCAGAACCATTTACGGCATACTTGTCTTTGATGATGATTGGGCTGTTAGAGAAGATGCTATCTTCACCTTCCAAAGAACCAACCATACCATTTGTTCCTTTCTTGAACTCAGAACCGTAGATAAAAACACTACAAGCAGTAGAGATAGCAAAAGCTTGACCGGCTGCCTCATAGTATGCTACAGTAAAAGTAGTAGCAGTAGGAACAGCGGTAACAATACCTTTGTTAAATACACCTGTAGAATTGTTTTGAATCATCACAGTCTGTCCAACGCGAACAGCAACATAAGTAACGTTAGCATCACCAACAGTCAATGTAGCTGTGGCAGAACCCAAAGCAGCGCCTGAGGTTACACTTGTGTACTTAATGTGAAGACGACCCTGCTCAGCCCATTTAATTTGGTCTGAGTTAGAGGGCATTTCAGCGCCAACCATACGGAGGAAAGACGCAATTGTACGATTACCATAACGCTCGAACTCCTTCTCATAAGTATCAGGAAGATACTGATTCAAGAAGTTGAAGTTGGTAATGTAGTTTGTAGACAACGCTACCTGTTCAGCTGCCGGTTGCAGCGCGTAGGTAGGCGTGTTTAAAAGAGCACTAGCCATTTTCTTTTCTTTTTAATTGTTAAACTTTTTTGATACTACGGATTTTTAACTTCCTTCCGGAATCAGGATTTACCGCTCTCACCTGTAACCCATCACTCGATTTCATCACTTGGGGTGCTACGCGCTCAGACATGTTTATGTTTTTAGCTTTGCGCAGTACATCCTCGGTGGCATCTGATAAGCCTTGCTCATAAAAGAACTTGGCAAAACGCTCAGGGTTCATTGCAATCGCCAACGATCTATGGTATCCAACAGCGTCTTTAATCAAACCACTATCATCCAAATACTTATTAATAAAGTTTGCAGGAGTCAATTGGTTTTTCTTTAGCTCAGCTGCGTCTGCCGGAGAAAACGTAAATGATTTGTCATTGACTTTAAACTCAAAACCTTTGAACTTGTCATCAAAAACTTCATTCGTCTTCTGCTCAAACCAACCGCGCTTACGACTGTTTTCCTCTTCAATCGTCTTTGCTTGCTTCATGTATTGTCGATAAGCATCAAACTCTTCCTTCTCTTCATCGGATTGGAAAGAACCCATTGACTCAATAGGTACTTTATACTTCTCCTTCTGAGAATTGAAGAAGTTCTTTGCCTCAGCAATAGCCTTCTTTTTAGCGATCTTGACTTTTTTAATCTTGGAATCATCATCAAGGTCCTCATCATATCTGTACTCATCCATGAGAACATCAACATCTTCCTCGTCAAGACCAACCTGTGTAGACAAAAGATATTGTTTAAGCAACTCGTCAGAGTCCATGGACTCATAATCTTTATTCAGTTTGATGAAATCCTCAAAGCCCCGACCTGTTTCTTTTTTATACTTTAAATACGCGGCAACGTCTTCGGGTAACTTCTCAGAACTTTCTCTTTCAGAAATAAGATCATCAAAAGAACTTATCTGCTTATTATATCTTTTGCCAATATATGAAAGAACTTTTTCTTCGCTTAAGTCTTCTTCTTGTACAGATTCTTGTACAGATTCTTGTACAGATTCAGACTGAACTTCTTGCGTAGCCTGCTGTTGTTCTTGTTCGTGCTTTTCAAGTAGTTCTTTTTCTACTTCAGCAACACCTTTTTCTTCTACAGCATCTAACGCTCTTACTTTAATTTCCATTTGATTTAATTTTAATTAGCAAATTTATAAAAAAAAATTATTATCTAGGAGAGAACTCAGAGAAATCAAAACCATCCAAGCTATCTTCGTTTGATTCGAAGTCCAAAGGAGGTAAGTTATTCTTTCTTTGATTTATCAATTTGGACTGCTCGCTATTCTGTTGGCTTATTCTTTTTGCCTTAGCATCCTCTTTCATTTTCTCTCTACTCTCTAAGTTGTTATATTGAACTTGAGCCAACTGATAATTAAAGTCAAACTCTGTCTTCATCAGAATCTGTTTCATCTCAGCTTCCTTCTGCATCTTCATTATATCAAGCTCAACTTCCATTTGCTTTATCTTAATCTTGGAATCAGTCTCCATTCCAATCTTTTGCATAGAGTTCTGAGCAGCCATCTGTTGAACTTGAATCTGCTGTTGTGAAACCATAGCTTGTTTCTGCATTTCCATCTTCTCTTGACGATCCTGCTTCTTTTGTCTCTTAACCTTAAGAAGCTGATTAGCCAACTTGATATTTTTTATCTCTCGAATATCTATAGCATCCTCCAAGAAGATATCGCCACGAGACAACGCCATCTGTATGTTGGCTTCCAACTGAGCTTTCTGCTCTTCATCGGGACTTACTTCTATGAAAATACCAAAGTCATAAATGTACAAATCTGAAATCTCGCTAAGTATCGATACGTTGTACTTTCCTATCTTATTGGCAAAGTCATCCTTGAAATCAGCATACTCCAATATATCAGCAATACGATATGTCAAAGCTTCGGCTAATGTTCTGTATACAAAAAGCCCTGCTTCTAAAATATGTCTAGTTGCTGTATTTGAATTAAGCGCAGCTAACTTCTGAATACCAACCAATGAGTTTGGATCAGGAGTAGAACCATCCCTAGCTTCATTTAAGCCGGTCACAGCCCTGATCATATCCAAATAGTGATTGTAGTTAGCAATCAGCATCTGCGTTTTTGATGCGCCCGAGTTAGACGTCAGCTGAGTAATTGGTACTTTGGCATGATTAAACTCGCCATCCTGCGTAAAGCTTCTACCAATCACACTACCTGTTTGGAAATACAGACGCAGTGCGTCCTCAGGATTATAAGCATTGCCGGTACCCAAGTCAACTTCATTCAATCCATCAGCGTCAATAAATACACCATCAGGAACAGTTCTAGCAATTACTTGCTGAAGCTTTAAGTGTGTTATTTGAATAAGGTCGGCGAAAGGAATCATTCTCCGAACCAATGACTCAATAACGCCCTTGTACATTCTAGGAGCACAAGCAACATAGTTTGGTATAGCATGCTGAGAAGCAGACTTAGGGCGTACCATGTTTTCGGACATCTCCCATTTTAATAAAATGTTTGTGCCCATAACCATAATACCATCATACCATACGTCGATAGTCTTCTCTAGCTTTTGGAAGTTACCCTCCTCCATCATTTCTACAGGAGGATTAAACTGATCATCTTTCTCAATCACACGAGCGCCACCACCTTCTAATATCTTTTTCTTATAGACCATTGTCTTTGTGGTCTTATAATTAAAATACAAAAGAGTGCAGGTGTCTCTATAGAATAAACTATTCTCGTAGAATCTAGCTACGTTATAATAATCATACCATCCCTGACTATACATTGATATCTCCTGAAGATCTTCCTTTGTTAAAGTAGGATCGATTTTCAGAAGCTCAGTCATTGGTAATGTTTTAATCTCACCCCAATAAAAGCAATCCTTAAAAAAAGGATCCTCTGTATAACTATAAACAATATTGGCAGGATCTACATAAGAAACTTTAACGCCTGACCCGGGTAAAAACTCATGCTTTGCCACACATATACCCAATACGGTAGTATCGTAGTCAAGACGCTTTCTTATCTGATCGTATTTGTTTTCGTCAAAAATAGTATTAATAGCTTCCTCCTCCGCAATCTCAATAGCGGGTTTGTAGTTAAGCTGCATATGCAAAGTAAGCTCTTCATCGTTTTCAGGAAGCTCATCAGGATTCATCATAAACGGATCGGCGCCGGTATTCTGCTGAATAATAGAAAGCACATCCTTGGCAGCCATCTGTCCCTCAACCATGTCCTGATACTTGTTGCGCTTGGATTGAGACATAGCGTCTTGAGCATATGCCTTAACCTTAAACAAACGGTCAGACATGCCATTTACCACAATATCAACAAACTTAGGAAGAATAGGTACAGGTGTCCAATCCAAATTCAAATAAGAAAGATCGCCATCAATGGCTAACTCATTCTTATACTTTTGAACCGATTGCTCACCACGCGCGTACAATCTCAATTTATGGAAGTCCCTCCATTGAGAATAATACCTACATTGATTACCATCTTTCCTAAACCATTCATACTGAATAGCCTGACCAACCTGAAGACCAAACTCAGCAGAAGCTTTATCTTTATCAGAAGCCAATTGGCTAGGAAAGGTGGTCGATGATATTTCTATTTTTATGTCTTTCATCGAATTATTTTACTTCCTAATCCGTCATTATTATACCTTGCGAAATTAAGACTAATTTTCGATTCTTTTTTTTCAGGCATATATAAATGCTTTTGGTTAGCCATGATAGCTAAACCCGAGCTAATAGATGCGTCAAACTTAGTCCTGTCCGATATATCAAACTTAGCCCAATCTTCTAGCGTCCTATTAAATGGCATTGTTCCTATCAGGTCAGGCTCCCTGTATATACCTGAAAAGTCTATGCCAACATACTTCTCTATATAAGATTCAATAGCAGAAGCATGCGCCTGACGCACGTCCTCCGATGAGTTAGGAATACCACCCAACTCCTTCTCGGTCTTGGTTAGCTTGGAGTATTGCTTATCAGGTCTATTCATACAGAATCCCCTATACCCCCTGTTCTTAAAATGGTAGAGCAGTCGAGGCTTGTTATTTTCTATAAGGATAGGCATCCCATAAAAAATGCAAGCCATTAACACCTCCTCAAAAAATATCTCAGCCGTCTGAGGTCTAGCCACATATTCTAAAAAAAACTCATTGATAGGTGCTTCATCCATGTGGAACTTAGTCATTCCATGCAGTGATCCATTTGACCCCCTGCCTCCAACAACCGCAGATATATCATAACTATCACAACCAAAAGATCCTATGTGGTCATTGCCGGGGTATTTAATCCCATGCTTTACATGTACATTATTCTGCAATCGCTTGTTAGGAGTCCAACTGACCAAGAACCTACCTCTTTTATCAGGAGCCCAAATAACCTCGGTATCCTTTATGCCATCCCTCCAATAAAAAGTACCCCTAGTCAGGTAATGATCCTGAACCATAGAGTCATTATAATCTATCTGCTGATAAATCTTAGTCAGATTAAATATAGCCTGTTTGCTTTCATCTCTAAACGCATGCGACTCTGTTCTTGGGAACTGCCTATAAAATTCATTCAATGCATCGGGATCATTCTTTAATGAATCAACCTCAGCCTCCCAATAGTCAATGGCTCCATTCTTTATCCATCCATTATCTACACCGGCAACAGGGTTAGCAGGACGCCTAAACACAGGCATACCATACTTGTCAATAAAACCCTCCATATTCCACTCCATCGGGATGAATAAAGAATACAGACCACTTTTTGTTTGACCATTTGCATTCCTAACAGAAGCTTTAGAATCCTCATATAAGTTTTTGAAATTGTCACCACCCTTGCTCAAAGCATTTGAGGTAGACCCCATCATACACTTGCCAATGATTTTGCTACCCAAACGAAGACAGGTCTTTGTTACTCGCCAATTGTTTAATATATTATTAGGCTTAACCCACTTACCCGACTCGTCATGAGCTAGAAACAAAAGCTTCTCTCCATCATAGGAGTTGTCTTCCGTATTCTTCCAATCTATTGTGGTATCTAAGCCGTCGATAATTTCGCTATCGACCTCATACATATTCTTCTTGGTAATCTTTGAGGCGGGTACACGGAAAGCCAATTCAGTTTTAGGCTTGTCCATGCCATCCATAATTGGCTTAAAAAAGAAAGGAAGCTTATTGTTTATAGGAACAACCTTGTCAGTAAACATCTTCTTGGCATCCGATCCCGTCTTTGATAGTATACCTATCCTTGAATCCCTAGCCAATGTACCCACATTCACCGCCTCCGATGAGCACATAAAAGAAAATCCCGAACGACGGATCTTTAGATATATCAGTCCAAAGCATCTATCATCAGCCTTGCAAGCTTCCCAAAAAATAAAGTATATTCTATTAGCCTCTCGGTAATCAGGATAACCAACGTCAATACTAGCCCACTGAAGGTACATCCAATGAGATCCTGTTATATAGGTAGGAACGCCGTTGTTCATAAACCAAAATCCTTCTTCTCTATAATCAAACTGACGCTCTATATAGTCAACCCATTGAGACTTAAACTCATTTGGCTTTTCATTCCATTGAAATATGGAAGTTATTCGTTGAAGGTCTTTTGGCGTTTCCTCTCTTTCCCAATACTGCTCATCGGGTTTCTTGCTACGCTGATAACAATAACTAGGCGCTAGTGGCAGCGCTATGTTTATGCCGGATATATTTATTATATCACCTATCTGACCGCTTTTGGAAATAACAACAACATCATATTGGTCGTCGTGTCCGTATTTCCACGATTTAGATTTGTTCTTACGGCTAATCGTAGAGCTAGGTATCAATCCTTTGACGACCCTGTAAAGACTACTATCTTGATCTTCTTTCAGCAAAACCTTGTTTGGTATCTATTTTATTATTTGAATTATTACCAATGCTTTCTAAGTTTTCCCTTTCAGCCTCTATTCTATTTAATATCTCAAAAGCATCAAAGATTGCTAGCTTCTTTGTCGCCGCTGCATTTTTTAATCTATCAGCAGCCAACTCGTCTTCGGGATCAGGTTTTATTATTTCTTCCTTGGCAACCTTTATCAGTTGCTCAACGGCGTACTGCCCCGCTTCAATGATCCTCATCTTTATATCAATGCTACTAGACATTACCACAAAGATTAGCTACAGTCAAATTAATTATCAAACAAATAAAAAAGACAATCCAATTCTGATTTATCCTAGGCTTGGTGTAGTTATTATCTACATTACCAATGTACTTTGGCTGATCAGTAAAATCATCAAACCCATATATCAGACCCGTACCAATAAAAGCAGAAACATAAGACAAAGGCGTAAGCAACACCGAATGCCCCATGTCTAAAAAGTATACAGACACCATTGCATTAGGAAATCCTATCATCAA